TTAAAGTTGCTGTCTAATACTAATAGTCTAGCATCTGTTGTGATCTTTGCGTAGTCTGTTGTTCTACCTGGTTCGTATACACCACGCAGATAGTTAGCAAACTCCTCTTCATGCTTAGGGTTAGTCATACCCTTCAACCATTTGTATATCTCATAGTAGTTGTCCATGTTTTCGTTGATCATGAACGTCAGGTTGAGATCACCAAAGGTCATCTTGTCACCAGGTGTGTCGTATGCCTTGACTCTGGTCTCTATGGTTCTATTTCCGATACTTATTTCTGGTATATTTACTGTCTGACAGAAAAATTCTACTGTGGGTATTCTTTCTATAAGAAATTTAAACCCAACGGGTGAGAGGAAGTTCTTACTATCAGGTGAAAATAACTTACTTGAGGATGTCATTCCCAATACTCATCTAATACATCTAGTACATTATTTAGGATCATTTGAGCTGCTGCTCTCTCGTTCTCATCCCAATGAGGGTACCACTGGTGGCGATGAAGTCCATCTTTCATTCGCATCACCTTCGCGGTCATTGCTACTTTGTTCACTCTACCGTTCATAGTACTATAATTTAGCATAAAAAAAGGGGCGAAATGCCCCTTGTAAAGTGATATGTGTATATCCTGATACAGGATTACATAAGGTTAGCAACTCTAACTCTTCTGTAGTAAGCGTTAGCACCAATGTTTGTGCTGTGCTGTGGATCAGAGTTTGTAAGAGCTGTAAGTCCCTTAGCGAATGGGTTAAGAACCATTCCGTAACGAGTTTTAAACCCGATACGTGGCTGGAATGTGTCCTGTCCAATCGCTCTGTACATTTGTAGCGGAACGTATGGGCAGTAGAATAATCCTGCGTCGTATGCGTTAGTACCTTTGTATCCAACAACGTAGTATTGGTCAGCAGATACGTTTGCTGAGTAAGGGTCGATGTACACTTTGAATCTTCCGTTGATTGTACCAACGAATGTGTTTCCTGTGTCATCAATCTCGCCAAGTCCACCAACTGCTTGGTTGATACCTGAAGAGTAGTCTAGAACACCCGCCATAGCAAGAGCAGAAGCAACATCACTAGAAGTGATGATTACGTTACCCTTTCCTCTACGAGTCTCTAGTGCGATTGCGTTAGCATCTCTTTCGATCTGGAATAGTAGACCTTTGAATTTCTCAACAGACCATCTTCCATTTGAGTCAACGTCTAAGTCAAATACACCTGCATTTGCTGTGTTAACCTGAGCACCAGGTTTAGCACCTCTGTATACAGTACGTACAACTTCTCTGTTGATTTCAGCAAGGATCTCAGTAGAAAGAATGTTTGCTAGTTCAGACTCGGCATCTAATCCGTGGATTGCTTTCAAGTCTTGAGCAAGTTCAACTGAGTAGTCTGCTCTTAGTGCTCTACCTTTAGCTTCAACAGCAATTCTGTCGATGCTAAACGCCATTTCCATGAACGCTGTAGATGTACCTTCTCCTAATGATTCAAGTTCAGAAGATGTAAACTTGCTTGAAGCAAGGTCATAGTTTCCTTCAGTTGTACCGCCACCACTAGCATCGTTGATTAAACCTGGGTTTTTCTCAGTTGTTGCTGTTGGAGGTGTACCACCTTGAGTACCAGAGAACTGTGCGTCTGGCTCGTCGAAGAATGCTTCGTTTCCTGTTTGGTTCACATAGCGTGATCTCATTGCGAAGATCAAACCTGTAGGACCATTCATAGGCTGAACACCTGCGATGTCATAAGCAATAAGCTTAGGCATAGCACGACGAATCAAGCTTATGAGGATTGGGTCGAAACCGAAGTTAGCACCACTACCTGTTGTAGGGGTGTTGATAGGACCTGCGTTAGTAGGTGCCTCTGTAAGGATTTGTTTTTCCTCACGCATGAACCTTTCTTGGTTCTCTAGGAGTTGTGCGGTAACCGCTTTACGATAGTTATCCTTTATCTCAGGAAGACCATCATGCTTTAGTACGGGATTCCACTTCTCCTGTAGTTTTTCTGTATTGAACATTTTAAAATGTTAGTTTAAGAGAGTGAATTAAATCCTTTTAGCAAGTTGCTCGACATATGATGCCATGCTCTCACTAATTGATTCAAGTTGTTTTTCTGCCTCTGGTGCAGATTCTTCTGAAGCAACCTCAGTCACGGTCTCTGCCTTTGGAGCACCAAAGTATGATTCCTTAATTTGACCTAGCTTCTCACGATACGACTCATCAGATTTGAATTCGACTGCATCGGCAAGGGATTTGAACTTGTCCTTCTGTGTCTCTGCGAGACCTCTGGTAAGTTCACTCAAAATCTCATGTTTACGATAGGTACCCACTACCTCGTGTAGTTCGACATTCTTCTTAACCTGTTCGTTAAGTCGGTCTTCCATGTCATCTATTTTCTCGCTCATCTCAGCAGCAAGATCCAGTTTATCATCTGGAACATTGATGTTTGATTCGATGAACAATTTCCTTAATCCTTCCATGAACGTCTCAGTGACTTCAGTGCGGAGACCTTGCTCAACAGCAAGTTCGTTCTCCTTGAGCCACTCATCGCAAGCGTACTGGAGGAAATTCTCTACGCGACTAGCAAATTCTTCTTTGATCGTGTCGATCTCTTCTACGAATTTGTTAGCTGCTTGCTCCTTAAGGGAGTCAATCTTTGCTGTGACCTTTGCGTCAACAGCTGCTTCAAAGACAGTCTTTGCTTTCTCTGTGAACTCTTCATCTAAGTCAGCACCCTTAAGTACTGCTGCGATGTCTTCACTGCTGTCTTCAGTAACCGCTTCTCCTTCGACTTCCACGTCGTCAAAGATTTTACCAGATAAAGCACCAGGCATTTTAGATGATGCACCAGATGGTTTCATCTTCAAGGTCTTGTCTTTCTCTACTCCTACAGGAGCTGCTGCTTTTTTACCAACGTTATCAGGACCTTCAGGTTTTTCCTTAGAAGAACCACCTACCTCTATGGCATCGTTCTTTAAGTCTGACTTCTGTTGTGGTACAGCACCACTTGTAATGGCAGTATTGCCTGTTGCTGCGTCTTCAGAAACTTCGGTTTTTGGTTCAGATGCTTCCTCAGCTACAGCTTCAGTTGCTTTCTTTTCCGCGATGAGTTTCTCAAATTTTTCATCTATTGTGGACATGGTTTCTCCTACGAAATAAGATCTGCGGTAATTTAACTATTTTTATTTATAATTTATATACTTCTTAAGAAAGTCGCGAACGCGGAAATCTTTCTTTCTTGAAGTTCTTGTGGATTTGGTGCATTGTCAATAGCAGCTTTAATCTCTTCGATTGTACGCTCCTTAACTTTGCCATCTACAGTGATCCACTCACGTCCTTCATAGATACCCTCTACGAATGCATCAGGTGCTGAAGGATCTGCTACGATATCCGCAGCAGTGGATAGAATGAAGTCATCTGCTACCACAGAACAACTACCTTCTTTCTTGATTGAACCGAGACCTCTCGAAGAGACTCCCAGTTGTACGCCCTCGTCTAGCAATGACTTAGCGATTTTACCCATGGGTGTTTCCATAAGTTTTGCCTTACCTATGAAGTTAGTTCCTTCTGGGTAAAGTTCAACAATCTTATGTGACACTCTATCTAGGTTAAGTGTAGGACCTTCTGGGTGACCTAACTCACCTAAAGCTCTACCTCTGTTAACGAACTCCTCATTATACTTTGACACCTCACGATTCATGGTATCGAACTTGTACATTCTACCATTGCGGTTGGTGATCTCAGTTTGTAAGAATACTCCTTTGATATAAGTTGATTTCTTACCGTCTTTTTCTTCGGTAAGAACCTCTATATCATTGTTCTGTTCCGTTATCAGTTTCATCAGATGGTTCCTCTAATTCAGCGGTAGGGTTTTCTAGTGCTTCTGGATCAGGTTCCACCTCACCCTCATCGGGTACATGCGGAAACATCCTGTCAGCAACACCTTGCTTACTAGCGTCTACTGCCATAGCAGCTTTCACTTGTAGCATGTCTTTGAGTTTTCCCAGAGCATCAGCCTGGTCGTCGTTCCAAAGCAAATCAACGATATCTCGCTGTGGTGTAGTCATAATAATTGTGTTACGTAATGTTATTTATTACCATTCCTACTTTTAGCAGGGGTTCTGGTACTGCCAGAGGGGTTAGTAGTGCCCTTCTCTGCCTGTGTTTTGATCTGTGCTTTCTTCATTTCTTTATCAAGTTCCGCATTATCTTTTTCGTCATCCATAGCTTTTTGATCCATGGCTGTCATTTCTAATGGGTCAATGATCTTACCTGAAGAAATATCATCTTTCATCTGATCGTCAAGTTCTTTTTTCTCGACCTCAGACTGACCTAAGATGTTTGTACGTACGTACTCAGTAGAGAAGTAACGTCCCATGAATGGTTCCATGGCAGTGATTAGGTTAATCTTCTCATTTAACATTTCAATATTCTTAAGTTCTGTAAAGTGATTGTCATATAAGTAATCGTACTGTATATGCTCCTTCATGTCATCCCAGTCCTCTGGTGTGATTACACCTTTTAGAATGAGTTGAGTCTTGAGAATATCTTGGAACATCTCACTAAATTTCTTGCGGAGTTTACCCACAAACTTAGTGAACTTCAGTTCATCACGCATGATTTCTGAAGATCTTCCAATGTTAAATGCTTGTCCTGATTCTAAACGACCAGCTGGTACGTTCAGTGCTTTATAAAGTTTGGTTTGGAAGTACTGGATGTCCGTAAGTTCTCCAAGATTTTGTCCACCTGGCAACGTAGTGATTTCAGTACCTCGTCCTCCTTCTCTTCTGGGTAACCAGAAGTCTTCGAGCATCGACATGTATTTTCTGTCATCTCTAATCTCTCCTGTATTAGCATCGTAAACAAGTTTGTTTCTATAGCGACTCATTACCTCACGTAGGTACTGCTCCGCTTTTACCTTTGGTAGGTTTCCTACATCAATGTAGAAAATTCTACGCTCTGGTGCTCTTGATATCCTGTAGATAACAAGAGAGTCCTCGATCATCATGAGTTGATTAAGAACTTTGATTGCCTTATGTAAGTAAGACAATACTATATTCTTATTAGTATCAAGGATACCAGAGGTGACATATGTTATAGCATCTTTCGCAATTTTTATACCACTATTCGCGGAGGTGTTGCGTAATCCTTTAGGGTTGTATATAAAATATTCATCTACCTTACCATAGTCTAGTGACTGAAACTGGTCTGCGGTCTTTGGAATCTTGTTGATCTGTCTAACTTTCTTGATCTTTTGTGGATCAACGTAGCGTAGTTCGAGTATACCATCTTGAGGTCTCTTCAAATCAATAACCTTATGATAATACAAACGCCCATCAATGTACCATCTACGGAACATTTCATGAGCTTTAGTATCAAATCCTATTAAGTTTTTAATATAATCGAACTCTGTTCTGATCATTTCTTTGACAGAATCACTGACATCTAAGTTTGCCAGATCTATCTGTACGGGCGAATCGTTCTGATCTGTGACGATTGCCTCTTGTATAATGTCTTCAATTGCACTGTCTACTTCAGGGTGCATCGCCATCATGCGATACTTAACCACCATGTCGTACTCAGTTTTAAAGTTACCATCTAGGTCAACGTAGGTTCCATGATAACCTCCCGCAATGAAACTGGTAGCACCGTCTTCATTCGTGGGGGCAACAGGAGAAGGAGCACTTTTCTTTAACTCCTCCTCTCTACGTCTAAACGAGAATCCGAATAACTCTGCCATAATATTGTGTGTTTGTACCTACTATTTAGTTAGCTTGAACCAACCCTTTTCATAGTATTCTGTCCAATAGATGTCTCGAAGTATTGGTAAGCAAACTCAACATCGAACTCTTCATAAGAATCGTTGTTGTCATATGCTAGTGATACCTGTGAAACAGATACTGGGAAACCTTTCACTAATTTGTATTGACGAATGTCTTTAAATTGTGTTGCGGATCCGTTGAACTTATCCATCTGTGTTACAGTGATATCCTGTAATACAGCTTCCATTGATGCAGATGCTGTGTTAGCGTCTACAGTGTTGGTTAGTTCAATCCACTTCTCATAAGCACCACGGAGTTTAAATGCGTCATCCATATAGAATGTAGCAGTCCATGATTCAAATGTTCTGTCACCAGGAACCTTGATAACTCTACCACGGAAAGGTAGTTCTACTGTTCCTACTGTAGATGCAGGAAGAGCAGCACTCTTACACATGTATGTTTCAAGACCATCTTCGATGTTTATTCCTGATGGAAAATTATGTGTTACAGAGAACAGGTTAGGTCTAACTGCTCCCTTAATTCTACTCTGGAACTCTAATACGCCCAGTGCTTTGGTTTCAGCCATTGTTTAAGATCT